GCGCGCCCGCATTGCCGGCATCACTGCCCTGACTGAGAAGCACGGCATGGCTGATCTCGGCCGCCAGCTGATCGAGGGTGGCCGCAGCCTCGACGAGGCTCGCGCTGCTGTGCTCGAGAAGATTGGCGCCAAGCCCGTCGAGACCGTGGCACCCGTTGAGATGGCTGCTCAGGAGCGTGCCTCCTACAGCCTGACCGCTGGCATCCGCGCGATGCTCACCGGCGACTGGTCGAGCCGCGAGGCTGGTCTGGTGCGCGAGCTCTCCCGTGAAGTGGAGAAGTCCGGCATCGCCAAGACCACCGAGCGCTCCTTCTTCGTTCCCTTCGCTGCTCTGAATCAGCGCGCCACCTACGTGACCTCCGGTGCCACCACCGGCGGCAACCTGGTGGCCACCGATCTGCTGGCCGATGACTTCATCGAGTTCCTGCGGAACAACGCCCTGATGCTGCAGCTGGGCGTGCGCACCATGCCTGGCCTGGTCGGCAACGTGGCGATCCCCCGCCGCTCTGGTGTTGCCTCGACCTACTACCTGAGCACCCAGACCACCGCGATCACTCAGTCGGAGTCCACCTTCGATCAGGTGACGATGGCGCCCAAGAACCTGGCCGCGCTGTCCAAGTACAGCCGCCAGACCCTGCTGCAGGGCACCCCTGGCATCGAGGATCTGGTGCGCCGTGACCTGACAGATGGCATCAACCTTGCCATCGATCTCGGCATCCTCAACGGCTCCGGTTCTTCCGGCCAGCCCACCGGCATCATGCAGACCTCCGGCATCGGCTCGGTGGCCATGGGCACCAACGGTGGCGCGATCACCGTTGAGAAGGTGGTGGACCTTGAGTCCGCCGTGATGCAGGCCAACGGTGTGGTGAACGCCTCGAACGTGGCCTACCTCACCAACTACAAGGTCTCTGCTGCCCTGAAGAAGCTGCGCGCTGGTGGTTCCACCACCGGTGACGGCCCCTTCTTGGTGAACGACCAGCTGAACGCCATCGGCCGCGGTCCTACCCCCGCGAACCTGAACGGCTACCCCCTGGCCCTGACCAACCAGGTGCCCAGCACCCTCACCAAGGGCTCCAGCAGCGGCGTCTGCTCCGCTCTGGTGATGGGTGACTTCAGCCAGGCCATGGTGGGCTTCTGGGGCAACGGCCTCGAGATCACTGTGGGCGAGGAGAGCGATGACTTCGCCAAGGCTCTGACCAGCGTTCGCGGCATCGTCACCTACGACGTGGCCGTGCGCGATCCCAAGAGCTTCGCCGCGATCCTCGACATCACCACCTGATAGGAGACGGGGCCGGGCAACCGGCCCCCTTTTTGTTTCGATGAAGGTTCTCATCACGATCGACTGCGCCGCTCGGGGTCAGTTCCTCGAGGCCGGCAAGGTCTACGAGCTGGATGCCGAGGTGGCTGCCGAGCTGCTGCGCGTTGGTCGCGCGGTCACGGCACCTGCTGAGGAGCCCAAGGCGAAGCCTGCACGCAAGGTCAAGGCCGATGGCGCTGAGTGAAGATCTGAACGTCTTCCTCGATGATTTCGGTGTCAGCTGCACGGCTGGCGCCGTGACTGCGCTCGGCATTCTCGACATGCCGAGCCAGATCATCTCCGGCGACATGGTGCTGAGCACCGACTACACGCTGACGGCCCGTGCGGCTGATTTCGGCGGCCTCTACTACGGCGACGGCATCACGGTGGCCGGCGTGAACTACATGGTGCGCGAAGTGCGCAAGCTGGACGATGGCGCGTTTGTTGAAATCGGTCTCACGAACCTGACGCAAGGCCAGCAGGCGCCAGGCGGCCAGCCGAAGACAGACTTCAACCTGTCGGACCTCAACGACGTGAACATCACCAACGCGCAGGCCGGTGATGTGCTGGTCAACGATGGCACAGTTTGGGTGGATGCCAGCTCCATCGATGAGGGCACCTTCTAGCCATGACCAGACGCGAACGGATTCTGGCCGCGATCAGAACAGCGCTCACCGGCACCACGCAGGTGGGCACGCGGATCTACCGCAGCCGCGTGGAGCCCATCAGCAGGGCCGAGAGCCCGGCGATCGTGGTCGAGCCGCTGAGCGACAACGCGGCGCAGAACACGGCGCTGCCGACGCTCGACTGGAGCATGACGGTGCGCGTGACCGTGATCGTGCGCGGCGTGATTCCTGATCAGATCGCTGATCCGATTGTCGAAAGCCTCCATTCACGGCTGATGGCTGATCTGACGCTCGGCGGTTATGCGATCGACATTCAACCGATCAGCGTGACGTTCAACTTCGCCGAAGCTGATGGCGCTGCTGGTGAAATCCAGTGTGACTATCGTGTCTTGTACCGCACGGCGGTCGCAAACCTCGCGAGTGTGTGATGGCTACGATGGTGGATGAACACTGGGGTCAGGGCGGGACTTACCTAGCCGATCCCAAAACCGGCAAGCGGAAGCTCATCGAGCGGACGGAGCCGGCCCAACCCTCCCAACCTGACGAGGTAGAGAGCAATGCCGCTCCTGAGCCGCAAACGCCTGATCCTGGCGAAGACTGAATCCACCTACGGGACCGATTCGACACCGGCCGGCACTGATGCCGTGCTGGTGCGTTCGCTTGAGGTGACGCCTCTCGAGTCGGATGTGGTCAGCCGCGACCTGATCCGCCCCTATCTCGGCAACAGCGACCAGCTGCTGGCCAACTCTCGTGTGCTCTGCAGCTTCGAGGTTGAGCTGGCCGGTTCCGGCACCGCTGGCACTGCACCCCGCTACGACGCACTGCTGAAGGCCTGCGGGATGTCGGCCACCATCGTGGCCAGCACGAGCGTCACCTATGCGCCCGTGAGCGCCAGCTTCAGCTCCTGCACGATCGTCTACAACGTGGACGGCGTGCAGCACAAGCTGACCGGCGCCCGCGGCACTGTGACGATGAACTGCGAGCTCGGGCAGATCCCGACCCTGCAGTTCGAGATGACCGGCATCTACAACGCGCCGACCGATACGGCGCAGCCTGCAGTCACCTACAGCAACCAGGCGACTCCGCTGATCTTCAAGGAGGGCAACACGTCCGCCTTCCAGTTCTTCTCCTATTCCGGCTGTCTCAATTCGGTGAGCTTCAACCTCGCCAATGAGATCATCTACCGCGAGCTGATCGGCTGCACCAAGGAGGTGATCATCACCAACCGCGCGCCTGCTGGTGATGTGTCGATCGAGGCGCCCACCATCGCCACGAAGGACTTCTTCACGCTGGCGCTCGGCAGCACCACCGGCAACCTGACCTTTCTGCACGGCACAACTGCCGGCAACCGGGTAACCTTCACAGCGTCACAGGTTGACGTGACTCAGCCGTCCTACACCGACCAAGACGGCATCCAGATGCTGCAGGTGCCCTACGTGGCACTGCCCACCACCGCCGGCAACAACGAGTTCAGCCTCGCCTTCACCTGATCAAAGGAGCTACTGCATGGCTTTTGTTCTCGCTCAAACTGAGAGCTACAGCTGGCCGGTCACTGTCGAATTCCCCATCGATGGTGGCCGGTTCGAGAAACAATCTTTCGATGCAGTGTTCAAGCGCCTGCCTCAGACCCGGATCCGCGAGATCTGGGATCTGATTCAGGCCGGTGAGCTCAACGATGACGAGCTGTGCGCCGAGGTGCTGACCGGCTGGAAAGGCATTCAGGACGCTAAGGGCGAGGAGGTGCGCTTCAGCGAGAAGGCGAAGGCCGATCTGCTGAACGTGCCGCTGGTCGCCGCGGCCGTGGTGACGGCGTGGCTTGAGAGCCTGGCGAAGGGCAAACGAAAAAACTGACCGAGGCCGCCGAGCACTGGGCCGGCGGCGGCGGTGATTCAGGCAAGCAGCTCGATGACGATGCCGCAGCGTTTGGCGTGATCATGGAGGAGCCTGCACCTCAAAATTTCGAGGTGTGGCCTGAAAACTGGGATGCAGTGGTGATGTTCCTGCGCATCTCGACGCAGTGGCGCACATCAATGGGTGGGCCGATCGGGCTCGACTACGGAGCTCTGGAGTGGCTCTTTAGACTGTACGAAGTGAAGGAGCCGCGCTCCCTCCTGGAGGATCTGCAGGTCATGGAAGGCGCGGCACTGACGGCGATGGCGAAGGAGGACTGAGCCGGTGGCAATGTCCCTCGATACCGCCATCAAGTTCACGGCGAAGCTGGAAGGGCAGGGGCTCGACCAGCTGAAGCGCAGCCTGCAAGGGCTGACGCAGCAGAGCAACGTGAGCAAGCGTTCGCTCGACAACCTCTACACGGCCACCAAGGCGCTGGGCAGCAGCTCAGGCAACACCATCGCAGGGCTGCAGAAGACCGCGGTGGCGCTGCGGGCCTTGAGGGATCAGGCGGAGTTTGGCAGCCGGAAGTTCAAGCTGCTGACCAAGGATCTCGAGTCTGTCGAGCAGCGCCTCAAGAAGTTCCAGAGCACCGCGGAGAAAGGCGGCGGCCTGAGCCGTGGCGGAGCGGCGCTGGCGGGCTTCGCAGGTGGCATAGCCGGCTCGATCGCGGCAAGCGCGCTCGGCAGCGCTCAGCAAGCTGTGACGGGCGTTGCGAGTGTTGGACTGGCAGCGGAGAGCGCTCAGGTCAGGATCAAGGCTCTCTCTGACGAGTTTGGCGAGTACAACCAAGTTCAACAGTCCGTCGCGCGCATTGCCAGCACACTGCGCCTGAGCAACACGGAAGCGGCCGACAGCTTCGCATCGCTTTACGCCAGCCTGCGGCCCACCGGCATCACGGTGCAAGAGCTTGAGAAGGCCTTCATCGGCTTCTCGGCTGCTGCGCGTAACAGCGGCGCCACGGTTGCAGAGACGCAGGGCGCGTTCATCCAGCTGAAGCAGGGCCTCGCGTCCGGCACCCTGATGGGTGAAGACCTGCAATCCATCCGCGAGAACGCACCGCTGGCTGCGCAGGCGATCGCGCGCGAGATGGGCGTCACGATCGGCGAACTGAAAAAGCTTGGATCAGAAGGCAAGATCACGAGCGACATCGTGCTTCGTGCGCTTGGCAAGCTGCAGGACACACAGCTCGGCAAGCTGAACCAGCAGTTCAACACTGGCCAGCAGGCGATCAAGGACTTTCAGGTTGCGAGCGAAGAGCTGGGCAAAACCTTGTCCCGTATCTTCGGCCCTACAGCCGTTGCTCTGCTGCGCAATTTCACGGGCGTGCTGCGCGATGCAACGGACATTCTGGGCTCGATCACGGGCGACGGTGATGCCGGGCGCCGCGCTCAGCTTCGTGTTGAAGCACAGCAGAAGGCGGCCCGAGAAACCGATCAACGCTTTGGAGCCTTCAGCTTCGACCTTGGCGGCAAGAACCAGTTCTTCCTGAAGCGTCAGCAGGAGATCTATCAGGAGCTGCTGGCGGCCGATCAAAAGCGCGACCAACAGCAGGCCCTTACCGCCGACCAGCGCGAAGCCCGTGAAGCGGCAGCAGCTGAGCGTGAGGCTGCACGCCAGCGCGCGCGCGAGGAAGCGCTGAAGGATGAGCTGAAGATCCGCAAGGACGCGGAAGACAAGCTGGCGGATGCCGCGCAGCGCAATGCCGAGCAGCTGGCTGACTTCCAGCGCGACACGATCAAGCGCGCGGCCGAGCTCGAGCGTGATCTCGGCGATGAGCGGCTCAAGCTTGAGCGCAGCATCGGCGATGTGCGCCGCCGGATTGCAGCACAAGAGCAAGATGCGGCGCTTGAGGTTGAGCGCCAGCGGCTGAGTGCGGCAGGCCTAAGCACCGAAGGAATCGATGCTGCGCGTGAGCTCGGCGAGATCTCAAGGCGCTACAGCGAGCGGCGGATCGAAAACGAACAGAACGCCACTGATCGCCAAGTGCAGCTGCAGCGCCAGCTGGAAGAGTTCAAGACCAGCGTGGCCGAAGGCATCGGCAAGATCCAAGAGGGCTACGCGCGCTCGGTGAGCAACATCCTGCAGGACGCAGGAGAGAAGCTCGCCGAGAAGATCCGCCAGGGCGCTCAGGATGCCGCCGACACGCTCGGCGGCGCCGGTGGTGGTGCATCAGGTGCACTGGGGCCGAACCGGCTGATGCCGGGCTCTGTGGGCCGCGGCCAGCTGAGTGTGGGGCAGCTGAAGGCGCTCGCGCTGGCGGCCGGCTTTAACGACCGAGATGCGTCGATCATGGCGGCGATCGCCATGGCCGAGAGCGGCGGCCGCAGCGCTGCGCACAACAACAACCCGCGTACCGGCGACAACAGCTACGGCTTGTGGCAGGTCAACATGCTGGGCGGCATGGGACCGGAGCGGCGCCGTGCCTTCGGCATCGGCAGCAACGAGGCGCTGTTTGATCCAGCGGTGAACGCCAGCGCCGCGCGCAAGGTGTTCGAGAGCCAGGGTTTCGGCGCTTGGTCGGTGTTCAAATCCGGCGCCTACAAGCAGTTTCTGCCCGGCGCGATGCGTGCGCAGGCTGGTGCGCCTCCTGCTCCGATGCTGCCGGGCCGCCCCGGTGCTGCCGTGTCTGGCTTCAACAGTGCGGGCCTGATGGGCGGCCTGCAGCGCGCTGGCCAGCAGCTCAGCGGCGCGATCGGCACCGAGAAGGCGTTGAACGACCAACAAGCATTTAACGACTTCTTCGACGCCTATTTGCAGAAGTTCGGCGAGTACAAGCAAGACCTCAATGGGGTCAACACCGCCGCCAAGCAGCAGTTGGCGGACCAGCAGCGCATGTACGAACTGATGCGCAGCGGCCTCAGCCCTGAACTAGCTCAGCAGCGCGTGGATGCGGAGAATACGGCCGCCTCCGAGGCGCGACGTTTGCAAGAGCTGGAGAAGGCGCTCGACAAGGAGCTGCAACGCACAAACCTCACCGAGCAGCAAAGGCTGAAGCTGAAAGACCTGCGCGCCGAGGTGATCGCGCGCCAAATGAACGAAAAGGGCATCACCGAGGAGATCCTTGCTCAGCAGCTGGCGCTGGAATCTCTGCAAGAAGCGGAAGAGAAGCGCAGGCGAGCCATTGACGCATTCGCCAGCAGCATCGGCAACGGATTGGGACAGGTGTTCGATCTCTTGGCGTCTGGCACCGACGACTGGGGCGCCAGTCTGAAGGAGATCGCCAGCGGCGTGTTGAAGGACATCGCCAAGCAGCTGTTCCAGATTTTCGTGATCGAGGCGGCGATCAAGGCGCTGAAGGGCTTGTTTAGCGGTGGCACCGATGCAGCGGGCAACGTGGCGCCCAAGATCAGCGGCTTCGCTGACGGCGGCGTGATGACCTCCAGCGGCCCGGCACCGCTGAAGCGCTACAGCCAGGGCGGCATCGCCAACCGGCCCCAGCTGGCGCTCTACGGCGAGGGCAGCAAGCCTGAGGCCTATGTGCCGCTGCCCGATGGCCGCCGCATCCCCGTGGCGTTGCAGGGGCAGGACAAGATGCGCGAGGTGATGGGTGCCGGCCCGACGCAGGGCGCCACCAGCCCGGTGCTCAACATGAGCTTCCAGACCACCAACATCGGCGGCGTCGAGTACGTGAGCCGCGAGCAGCTGGAGGCCGCCATGGCCGAAACCCGGCGCGCTGCATCACGCGATGGTGCAAAGCGTGGGATGACGATGACGCTCGATAAGCTGCAGCAGAGCCCATCCACCCGTACCCGTGTGGGGCTGCGCTGATGGCTGAACAGTTTCCTGGCATCAAGCCCACCACGCGAGCGTTCAAGCTCGGCAGCTTTCCGGTGAAGGTCTACCGGGCGCTCTCGGGTGCAACGGTCAAACGTGCCTTCGGCAACCGCGCCACCGGCTTCGAGCTGCAGCTCGGTTTCGACAACATCCCTGACGCCACCACCGAGCAGCTGCTTGATCACTACAACAGCACCAGCGGCGGCTTTGATCGCTTCACGCTGCCGGCTGATCTGTTCGTCGGCATGACCACCGGCCTGCGCGGCTACATCCAAGCGCCCACCAGCATCCGGTGGGAATATGCCGGGCCGCCTGAGGTGCAGTCGGTGTTCACCGGCCGCAGCCGCGTCTCGATCACGCTGCTCGGGGAGCTCGATTACTGATGGCCGAGCTGCGGATTTGCCAGTTCTTCAAGCTCCTGACCACCGATGGCGTCACCCACCGCTACCAGAACTACTTCGTCGGGCAGAACGCCTCGCTGCTGAGCGAGAGCTACAGCTTCGCGCCGTTCCGCGCCGAGGGTGCGCTGGCCGCGCTCAACGGCGAAAACTCGCAGCTGCAGGTGTTGTTCCCGCATGTCGACTTTGCGCTGGTGCTGGTGGAGCGCGGCGACGGCAACCGGCTCAGCGAGCTGACGCTGACCACCGCCTGGCTGAACGCCAGCGGCAGCATCACCAACACCGCCACCGACTTTTACATCGGGCTCGGTGCCAGCTTCAGCGACACCACCATCGAGCTGCGGTTTCGCTCCGCGATCGACAGCGTGGGTTCATCCTTCCCCGGCCGCAGCTTCACCCGCGACATGGTGGGGCCGCTGCCGCTTAACTCGGAGCTCTACCTGCGATGAACGATCTGGTCGGCCTCCGCTACGGCTGGGGACATCGGCCGGGCGATGGCAGCGGCTGCACCGACTGCTTCCAGCTGGCGTGCGAGGTGCGCGATCGGCTGCAGCTCAGCGACTACCGCGACCGTTTCGCGTGGGTGTACCGCGACTGGACTGAGGAGAGCTTTCCGCGATCGATGATCGTGCGTTGGGTGCTCGAGCACGGCAGCAGGCTGGAGAAGCCTCGCCGCGGTGCGATTGCGCTGCTGCCGACTGAGGCCGGCGCTGCCCTTGGCACCTATCTCGGTAGGGCGCTGCTGTTCATCGGGCCGGGGCAGAATGTAGTGCAGGCGCCGCTACCTGATGGCGTGGCGCGCTTCTTCTGGATGGATCGATGACGCGCAAGCTGCTGCCCTACGAGCACGAGCTCATCCAGATCCTGAAGGTCTCCGAGGATGAGTACCTCGAGTTTCTGGCGGTGCAGCACGACTTCACGCGATCGCGTGAGGAGAAGCTGCAGGAACTGCGCGCGGAGCCTATTTCGATCATCCTCGCGGTGGTCGGCATCATCCTGCAGGCTGTTAGCTACCTGCTCGCTCCGAAGCCGGAGATAGAGCAGAAGAACCAGCGGCAGCGCCGTGATCAGGTGTTCGCGCCGCGGTTCGGCTTCAACTCGCAGCAGGAGCTGGCGAAGTACGGCGACCCGGTCAACCTCGTCTACTGCAACGTGGACGACAACCCGACCGGCGGCGTGCGCGTGGCGAGCTCGCTGGTGTGGTCGGCTGTTCACAGCGAGGGCTCGAGCCAGTTCATGCAGATGCTGGTGGCGGTGGGTGCCTCCGACATCCAGCGCATCGGACCCGGCCGCATTGCCTTCGGCCAGACACCTATCCGCCAGCTGGCAGCCGGCAAGACCTGGGCCTACTTCGGCGCCAATCGGCCGCTGGTGTTCACCGATCTGATCCGCGGCGATGAGACGGACCCAACCCGCACGGGCGAGGCCGGCAGCAGCTACGCCTACCGTCCGACACTGATCGGCGATCAGCACGCTGATGGCTTCAGCCAGGCGTTCTCGCCCAGCACCATGACGCGGTTCGGCGTGTTCGCGCCGATCCCGATCAACGTCAACTACATCGACCGCGATGAGGACGGCGATGAGCGCGATGCCCCGGTCGGCGTCGAGATCGACGGGCTTCAGAGCTATTGGCCGCTGAACGTGCTCAACGATGAGCGTCCGGTGGTGCCTGTGGGCCAGCGCATGACGCTGATCTTCCGACGCATCACGTCCACCGACAGCGACACGGCACGGGCTGCGCGTGAGCTGCGCCGCACGCTCTCGAGCTACATCGATGCAGCCAGCACCTACAAGCTGGGCAGCGCCAAGTTCCGCGTGGCCGCTGCAATTAAGAACGTCGAGCTGGACGATGGCGCCATGCGCGTCACCATGGAGTGCATCGAAGCCGGAATCTGTCCGCGAGAGGATTACAACACTCTTGATTTCAAGAAGAACGGCAAGGAAGCCAGCCGCGAGATCGTGCAGCTGCAGGCTGAAATCAAAGAACTTGATCGGCTTCTTGCTACCAATGAGCCGATCTTCAAGCCTGGCTTCGCGGATGCTGCCAACGCAAGGCTTGAGGAGTTGCGGGCACGAAAGCAGCAGCTCGCTGAGCTGACTGACAAGCAATGGACCGACGCAGAGCTGGACGGAATCCTTAACGGAAGCATTGCGGTTGATGGGCCGGTACGGCGGGCTGCTGACGCTCTTGATGACTTGAGAGATAAGCGCCGCGACCTGCAATACAAAATTGATGATCAGCTTGAATTGCCAAAAAACGAGCGCACGAAAACGTCAGCTGAAATCAACGCTTGGAAGGTTCAGATTATTGACTACAACAAGAAGATTAAAATAGCTCAGGCCAAGCTAGACCGGCGCATTGAGCGATACGGACTGGCAGACAAGGTCTACGACTGGGACTTCAACAGAAGCCAGCCCCGCACGGCAAAGCAAGAGCGCGCGTTCATTATTGACCGCGAAAAGGATACGCTCAACGAGCTTTATCAGCTCGCAGCAGATGCCGGCAACCTCAACCAAGCTGCCATGGATCAGCGTAATGCGGCATGGCGCGTTCAGCGAAACCAGAAGCTTCAGCGGATTGCCGAACTGGAGGACTACCTCTCTAAGCCAGAAAGCTGGAACGACTTCTTTAACACCAAATGCCTGGTGAAGATGGAGGAAGCCGGCTACGAAACGATCACCGAGTGCCGCGTGGTCGATTTCGCGATCAAGGCCAAGGTGTTCAAAAGGATCCAAGGCCGCGCCAAGAAGTACGGCGAGGAGAAGGTCAAGAACTACCGCGACAGCGACAACGGCACCAAGTTGCGCTCTGCCTTCTTCTGGGTGCGCTACCGGCGCACCGGGCAGGAGTGGAGTCGGCTGCCCTACATCTTTGCGGTGCGCCGCGGCGCTGATGTTGATAACTTCATTTCGCTGAAGTTCATTGCAGGCGACAACATTGGGAATTGGCAGTTCAGATTCGACCCGATTGCCGAAACCGCGGCCGAGATGAACACGCACGGTCTCGCTGATTTTGCCTACATCGAGAACAGCGGCGACACAGTGGTGATCTCCGGCCCGGCAGGTGGGCAGTTCACCTTCCTTGGATCCATCCGCACCCGAATGGGCCTGCGGCCGCCGCTGAACGCCAACCCGTCAGAGGTGGATGAGTGGGGCTTGTTCTCCGTGCGCTCTGACACGCAGACCAGCTTCAGCTTCGAGGGTGGTCCCGAGTTCGCGATCACCGCTGTGACTGAGCAGCGCGTCGAGGCCTTCTCCAACTACCCCAACCTCTACAACGGCCTCCAGCTGATGGGCTTCAACGCCTACAGCGGCCAGGGCATTCAGGATCTGCGCTCGCTGTCGGTGTTCGTACTGGAGGGCAAGAAGCTGCGCCGCCTGCGTAACGACGGCACCTACCCCAGCCAGCCGGACGGCTCCAGCAGCTACGCGCCCGACATCTTCCTCGACACCATCCTCGATCCGCAGAACGGCATCGGCCGCTTCGCCAAGATCGGCGGCGTCGATCTCGAGGCGCTGGCGCTGGCGAAACGCTTCTGCCGGCAGAACGGCCTCTTCATGGATGGCGTGATCGCAGACAAGACGCCATGGCGTCAGTTCTGGGCGGAGGTGGCGCCGTTCTCGCTGCTCGAGCTCGGCCGTGTCGGCGGCCGCGAAACGCTGGTGCCTGCCGTGCCATGCGACAACGCCGGCAACATCACCCGCCAGGTCACCATCACCGCGCTGTTCAATCAGGGCAACATCCTCGAGGACAGCTACCGCGAGGAGTTCATCGACTTCGGCAGCAACGTGCAGGATCTGATCGCGTCAGTGATCTACCGCGACACTGAGATCGACGGCACCTTTCCGCGCAACCGCAGCGTCGAGGTGAGCCGGGCTGACGCGACCGAAGCGAACGCCGTGCGGCAGACCTTCGATCTCTCGCAGTACGTCACCAACCGCAGCCAGGCGATCCTGTTCGGCAAGCTGCTGTGCAACCAGCGCCGCCACATCCGCCGCGCGATCGACTTCTCCACGTTCCCCACCGACAGCGTGCTGGAGCCCGGCAGCTACATCTACGTGGCGATCGGCGAGAACCAATGGGATCAGGTGACCACTGGCGTGGTCGAGGCTGGCGGTGTGCTCAACACCCCGATCGGGCAGGTGCCGAACGGCAGCGGCCTGAAGGCGCTGGTCTACCAGTCCGGCAGCGCTGTGATCCAGGTGGACAGCGTGACGGTGAGCAACGGCACCGCGGCAGCCTTGGCACCGTATGCCGGCCGGCTGTTCGTGCTAGGGCAAACGATCACCCGCAAACGGGTGTTTCGCGTAACCGAAGTGCAGATGGATGAAGAAGGGCAAGTATCCGTGAGCGCCATCGAACATCCCTGCGTGGAATCAGGCGGTCAGACCTTGAGCCTGATCGCATCCTTCGCGGATAGTGGGTTCAACATTCGCTAGCCTGATTTCAGACTGGGCCGCTATTCATGGGCTTTTACACGGGCCGCACCGGCAAACTCGAGTTCTGGGATGGCTCGGCCTACAAGCCCGTGGCCAAGATCCGTGATTGGTCGCTTGAGACCAGCGTGGAGCTGCTGAGCACCACCGCGATCGACAGCACCGCCAGCACCTTCACGCCTGGCCTGAAGTCCGCCAGCGGCAGCGCGACACTGCTCTACTACCGTTTCGAGCCCGGCGAGTCGGCCACGCTGACCGAGTTCACGGCGCTGCTGAGCAGGATCCAGAAGGTCGGCGCCGTCACTGAGGCCGATCGCGTGCGGCTGCGGCTGCGTGTGGGCACCGGCTCGGCCGACGACATTGAGTTCTTCGCCTACATCACATCCGCGCAGGTGGGCGTCAGCACCGGCGAGCTGGTGGTGGTGCCGATCCAGTTCACCGTTGACGGTGACTTCGTGGCTGGCGGCGTGATCGCATGACCTTCTTCCTTGGCACCAAGGGAAACATCCGCCTGAGGCGCGGCATCTCGGTGCAGATGGGCGAGCTGGTCGATCAGATCAGCCCCGACGATGTGAGCCTCACGCTGAACCGGCTGGGTTTTGACAGCGCAGGCGCCAACCTGCTCACCGGCGATCGCGTGGACATCTCCACCAGTGATGCGCGTGGCTTGGTCTGCTTTGCCTCTGGCGCTTGGCCTGACTCGGTGCAGCGCTCCGGCATTGCGGCCTACGTGAACGTGAACGCAGCCGGTGGACTGCGCTTCTTCCGCACCTTCACCGATGCGGTGAACAACGTGCGCGCCAATGAGCTGCCGCTTACGGCCTTCGCCGGTGCACCGCTGCCGATCACGGTGGCGATCAAGGACACCACCTACAACGTGCTCGGGAATGTGGTCGACTACACGCTGGCCACCGATCGCGAGGCGATCGACGCCACCAGCCTGAGCGATCGCTTCCGGCAGCTCTACTCAGCCGGGCTGCTGTCAGGCAGCGGCACGATCACCTGCGCCTTTGACTACACCACCACGGGCGTGGCCGAGACACCGCTGCTGATGCTGCAGCTGATCAACCGCCTCGACATCGGCAGCGAGTTCGATTGCGCGCTCTACCTGACCGACAAGGCCAACGATGAGACGGTGCAGAACGTCTATTACGAGTTCACCGCAATGGTGACAAAAGCCGGCGTCGAAGTTCGCGCTGGCGACATTATCAACAGCACCATCGATTTCGTGACCACCGGTGAGATCAAGCTGCTGATCGGTCAAGCTTCCGGCTACGTGCTGAAGGAAGACGACGACAAGATCAAGCTGGAGCAGAGTCTCGACTTCTTGCTGACAGAACCAGACGACTAACATGGGCCTGAGCAGTGGTGCCCCTGGAGGCTGAGCCTTGGCAGACCAACGCATAACCCAGCTGACGGCACTGCCCAAGGCCTCGGTGGCTGCCACCGATGTGCTGCCCATCGCGGACATCTCGGCATCTGAGACCAAGAAGGTCACCGCCAAGGATCTGGTGGATGCCGGTCTCGATCTGGTGGACGCCAGCTCGATCGATCTCGCCAAGCTTGACCAGGCAAGCGGCACCAAGCTCGGCACCACCGCGCTGGCTGATGACGCCATCACGGCGGCCAAGCTGGCTGACAGCAGCTCGGTGGCGATCAACGCCACGGCACCGGCCAGCGACAACTACGACGGCCGCGGCTGGGTCAACACCAGCACCGGTGCGCTGCGCGTCTACCGCTCCGGCGCCTACACCGCCCTGACGCCTGAGCTGGTGGATGGCACCGTCACCACCGCCAAGCTGGCGGATGGTGCTGTCACCACCGCGAAGGTTGACAGCCTCGGCACGGCAGCGCTGGCTGATGATGCGGTCACCTACGCCAAGCTACAGAACACCACCACCAGCAACATCCTGCTGGGGCGCAGCACGGCAGGTGCCGGCAACGTCGAGGAGATCAGCTGCACTGCGCAGGGCCGTGCGCTGCTCGATGACGCAGACGCTGCAGCACAGCGCGCAACGCTGGGGCTCGGCACGCTCGCAACGCAGAACGGCACCTTCTCGGGCACGTTCTCAGGCACCAGCTCCGGCACCAACACCGGCGACCAGACCATCACCCTCACCGGTGATGTCACCGGCTCCGGCACCGGATCATTCGCGGCAACGATCGCCAATGCCGCGGTCACTGAAGCCAAGCTGGCCACCAATGCCGTCACCACCGGCAAGATCTTTGAAGGCAGCGTCACCGGCGTGAAGCTTGCCAATAACTCCGCTGCCGTGGTCGCCTCCACGGTGCCGGCCGGTTCTGGCGCCTTCATCGGTCAGCAGTGGCTCAACACCAACACCGCGATCGAATACACCTGGGATGGCACCAGCTGGGTGCGCCAGGCATCGCTCGGTGCGGTGCTGCTGTTCTCCGAGTCGACGCCACTCACGTTCGCGGTCACCTATCCCGACCCCTACACCGCCAGCGTTGCGGTGGGGCTCGACACACAAGCCGCTGCTCGCGTGTGGGCCGGCCCGGCGAGCGGCGTTGACGCAACCCCGACATTCCGCGCGCTGGTGCCCGGTGATCTGCCGGATGCGACCGCCAGCACGAAGGGCATCATCCAGCCGGGCTCCGGCCTATCGGTCAGCAGCGGCACGCTGAACCACAGCAACAGCACCACCGCAGGCACCTACACCAAGCTGACGATCGACGCGCAGGGACACGTCACCACCGGCGCGCTGCTGTCGGCCTCCGATGTGCCTGAGCTGGCAGCCAGCAAGATCACAAGCGGCACCTTCGCCACGGCCTACATCGCCGACGACGCGATCACCGGCGCGAAGCTTGCCAACTATTCGACCGCAAAGGTGGGTGAGGCGCTGCCCACAGCGGACTACATCGGGCAGATCTTCCTCAATCCGCTCGATAAGGCCTTCTTCATGTGGGACGGCAACGTATGGCAGCCGATCGGCATCTCGGCCGGTTCGGTGATCTTTGCCGGCACGTACAACGCCAGCACCAACCAGATCGCCACGGTGACCACCGAAGGCACCGCGATCGGCCTGAGCGTCGGCAACCCGCTGCCAGCTGCCAGCACCACCAATGAGCGCTACTACGTCGTGGTCTCGACCGGGGGCACCGGCAGCAGCCCGGCGCCTGCCGTGACGCTGGCACCGCCTGACCTGATCCTGTCGAACGGTGCGAACTGGGTCGAGATCGATGTGAGCTCCACTTATGTGGCGCAGACCGCATCGAACGTTGGGTTCACGCCAGCGGCCAGCCTCGGCAGCACCAACGTGCAGGCTGCGCTCGAGGAGGTGTCCAACGAGTGCCGCAACGCCGACAACATGACCAGCGGCACACTGCTGGCGACGCGCGGCGGCACCGGCTTTGGCAGCTACACCAAGGGCGACCTGCTCGCAGCATCCGGCGGCACGGCACTGAGCAAGCTGGGCGTGGGCAGCAACGGCCAGGTGCTGCGCGCCAACAGCGCCACAGCGACTGGCCTCGAGTGGAGTGCTGATTTCGTCGGCACGGTCACGACCGTGAGCAGCTCCACCGGCGCGCTCACCGTTGCCAATGCCACCACCACGCCGGCGCTGACAATCCGATCAGCCACCACATCGGTGGATGGCATCGTTCAGCTGAGCGATTCGACCAGCACCAGCAGCTCAGTGCTGGCGGCCACGTCCACTGCGGTGAAGTCGGCCTACGACCTCGCGAACGCGGCGCTGCCCAAGGCTGGTGGCACCATGACCGGCCCGCTCGAGCTGGGTACTGGCGTTTCGATCGTGTTTGAAGGCGCCACCGGCGATGCGTTTGAGACGGTGCTCACCTGCGCTGATCCGACCGCTGATCAGCAGATCACGCTGCCGAACCTGACCGGCACGGTGGCTCTCACCAGCCAGCTCGATGACGGGACCTACTGATCGGCCCCGTTAGCCTGAGGCGATAACTTCCGGCCTTCAAGGAGGCGTTAAGGAATGGCACTGCAACACCTGCGCAGCAGCACCGCAAACAAGCGGCCGGTGCCCGGCAACATGTCGGACGGCCAGCTTGGCATCAACACCAACCTTGCCAGCCCTGGCCTGTTCTTCAAGGACACGAACGGCGATCTGGTAAAGGTCGGCCCGGTGCATGTCGGCACCACGGCACCGAACGCCAGCCCGGCAGCAGGTGGCACCGCAGGTAACAGCGTCGGCGAGCAGTGGCTCGACACAACCGGCGGCACCTACGTGTTCAAGGTGTGGGATGGCAGCGCCTGGCGCAGCGAATCCGGCACGTTCGTGGACGTGAACGGCGACGTGATGACCGGCGCGCTCGGCATCATCGCCGGCTCGGCTGGGGCGCTAGGGCTCTACTTCTCGGGCGATACCGATACGGGGCTATATTCACCCGGCAGTGATCAGCTGGCGCTGGCGACGGGCGGCGCTGGGCGGTTGTTTGTTGATGCGAGTGGGCGCGTTGGTGTTGGCACCGCGAGCCCTGGCACATCCCTAGACGTTAATGGGGGTATATGGGCGCGGTCTCCCTTTATTAGCTGGAACGGCACCGTTCGAGGTGGAGACATTGAAACAACCACGGCGGGACGGCTAAATATCAGGAGCTATAACGCTACTAGTGCAGATAGGGGAGAGATTATATTCCTTCGCAACAATACTGCCGGCGATTTTGAATCTGCCCGCATCGACAGCTCCGGCAGGCTGTTACTGGGGACTTCTAGTGCGCGTAGTAACTTCTATAACGGCAGCTCTTATTCTCCTCGCTTGCAACTTGAATCCGCAAATAATGCTGCCAATTCTAGTATCGCCTTAGTATCCGCTAGTGGTAGCGCTTTTGACGAGCCAAATCTAGTCTTTGCTAAAAGCAGAGGAAGTGCAATCGGTGATAACACTATTGTCGCTTCTGGGGACGATATTGGCAGCATTAGCTTCCAAGCTTCCGATGGATCTGAATACGTAGTTGCCGCAAGCATTCTGGCCGAAGTAGACGGCACCCCTGGCGCTGATGACATGCCAGGCCGCCTCGTATTCGCCACCACGGCGGATGGGGCGAGTTCTCCGACGGAGCGGATGAGGCTGGACTCAACTGGCCGCCTATTCCTCAACACCACCGCCAGCCCCAGCACCAGCAGCTTCGGCACCGCGATCGGCACCGTGCTCGCGCACAGCCGCGACACCAGCACCGGCGCCGTGGCGCAGATCTACGGCAACGCTGGTGAGTTCCGCATCATCGGCAGCGGCAACGCGCAGAACACCAACAACAGCTACGGCGCCATCTCCGATCAATCCCTCAAGACTGACATCAGCGACGCCGGTTCGCAGTGGGATGACATCAAGGGCATCACCGTTCGCAAGTTCAAGCTGATCGGCACCGATACCCTCCAGATCGGTGTGGTCGCGCAGGAGTGCGAGCTGGTGTCGCCCGGTCTGGTCGAGGACACCGTGCTCGAGCAGGAAGATGGCACCACCTCCACCGTCAAGGCGGTGAAATACTCCGTTCTCTACATGAAGGCCGTGAAGGCACTTCAGGAAGCCATGGAGCGCATTGAGCAGCTCGAGCAGCGCCTGGCTGACGCCGGAATCTGATCTAACCTCAACCTCAACAGGCCACAACCATGACCACCACCTTCACTTGGGGCATCGCCAACCTCGACCGCAAGCTGGCGGATGGAGCGGTGATCGCCGTGCACTGGACGATCCAAGCGCATGACGGCACCTACAGCGCCGGCGCTTACGGCTCGATCGGGCTGCCTGAGCCTGACCCCGACGCCATGATCCCCTACGCGGACCTGCAGCCTGCTGAGGTGATCGGCTGGGTGCAGGATCAGTTCGGTGCCGAAAAGATCGCTGAGATCGAGGCCGCACTCCAGCAGCAGCTCGATCAGCAGCGCCATCCGGTCACCGGCCAAGGCCTGCCATGGCAGTAAAAGCCAAGACCGGCACTGCGCGGCTCGATCATCAGGCCGGGCCGCCAAAGACCACGCGCCAAGGGTTCGGCCAACGCAGCCGGCCCCGGCGCCGCGGGAAGAAACCCCTTCGCGGGCAGGGTCGGTAATGGATCGGGACACGCTCGAAAACTGGCGCAAGATCCGCGACCACCTAGAGCGTGTCGGACAAACCGAGAACCACTACTACCGGCGAGCGCTTGCCATCCTCGCCGGCAGGCCTGATCCCTTTGATCGGTACCATGAAACCGAGCCAAGGCGCGCCGATGGCGGAGGACACCAAGACCGTTAGCGGCGTCTTCGCGGCGTCCCTCCCCGCTGCACTCGCTGCCGGCATGGTCGCCATCGGCGCGCTCCTGATCTCCATGCAGGTTCAATCCGCACGGATCGAGGCCACCATCGTGCAGATGGCCAAGTCGGTGGATGAGCTGAAGACCGACGCCCGCGCTGAAATCGCTGATCTGGATCAGCGCGTGCGTGCCCTTGAACGCCGCGACTAACTTGAGGGCAGCGCCATGGATGCAATGAGCCCCGAAACCGTAGCGATCATCGCGATCATCATCGCCGCAGGTAGCGAGATCATCGCGCTTACCCCGCTCAAGTCCAACAGCTGGATCCAGCTGCTGCTCACTGCAGCGCGGATGGTCTTCCCAAAAAAGCGCTGAGCCATGTCCAACGCCGCACCGATCACCCTCGAGCAGCTGTTCCGCTACTACAAGAGCCTGCCGCATCAGGCCGCAGCGATCGCGCAGCTGGAGCAGGATCTCGCCGTGAACGGCTACGCGGCAGCGATGCGCCGCGATCGGGCATGGTTCAACACGTGGAGCCAGGACGGCAAGCAGGCGGATCTGGCGGCAGCGCTGAAGCTGATCAAGGACTTCGAGGGCTGCCACCTCGACGCCTATCCCGATCCGTTGAGCGGCGGCGCACCGTGGACGATCGGCTACGGGACAACGCGCTACAGCGACGGGCGCGCCGTCAGCAAAGGAGACAGGATCAACGCAATCGAGGCTGACATGCTCCTGCGGCAGGAGGTGGATCGCATCGCCGCGAAGCTGCGCACCACCATCCCCTTCTGGGTCGAGATGACCGATGCGCAGAAGTGCGCGCTGATCTCCTTCGCCTACAACCTTGGCGCTGGCTTCTACGGCACCAAGGGTTTCGAGACGATCAGCGCCAGGCTGCGCGACAAGAATTGGGCCGGCGTGCCCGATGCGCTGCTGCTCTACCGCAACCCCGGCACCAACGTGGAGGCCGGCCTCAAGCGGCGCCGCATCGCGGAAGGTGACCTGTGGGGCCGTGAGCGGCAGACCACCGGGCCGATCTCAGCGATGTTCACGCCGGAGTCGCCCTTCAGCCATAAGCTCACGCCCCACATCACTTACGGCGAGTTCGCGCTCGGCCAAGAGGCGCGGCGCTTCGATCACCAGCATCAGTGCGACACCGCGATGCGGATCGCGCAGTTCCTCGAGAAGACCCGCGCGCAGTTCGGCGGCAAGCCGGTGGTGATCACATCCGGCTACAGGCCGGCAGCAATCAACAAGCTGGTCGGTGGCGCCAGCAGCTCGGAGCACCTGTACGACGCGCCGGGTGTGGGTGCGGTGGACTTCGTGATCGACGGAGTGGACATGATGGCCGTGCAGCGTTGGGTCGATCAGAACTGGCCGTACAGCCTCGGGTATGCGGCGCCTCGGTTCTTGCACATCGGCATCCGCCGGGGCGCGCCTCGCGTCCGATGGGACTACGCCTAACCTGCGATCGCACACTGATGCCCCGCATGGTTCTCCCCGATCATCAGATCCGCTGGTTTTGCCAGAAGCACGCAATGGTCGTGCCCTACTCAGAGGATCAGCTCAACCCTGCCAGCTATGACGTGCTGCTGGGCGATCGGCTGATGATCGAGGTGCCGGAGCACCGCGAGCTGCAGATCCACGGGATAAGCGGCCACACGCAAGACAACCCCTACTGGCTGCAGCCAGGTGAGTTTGTGCTGGCTCAGACGCAGGAGATCTTCAACATTCCCGACTGCATCGCGGCGCAGTTCGTACTGAAATCCAGCCGCGCACGCGAAGGCCTCGAGCACCTGCTGGCCGGCTTTGCAGATCCTGGCTTTCACGGGTCAGTGTTGACGCTGGAGCTGCAAAACGCCAGGCGGATGCACCCTGTTGCCCTGTGGCCTGGGATGAAGATCGGTCAACTTGTCTTTTATGAGATGGCTGCCCTGCCGGATGTCAGCTATGCGCAGAAAGGTCATTACAACCGGGATGAGACCGTAACAGCCAGCAAGGGGCACCTCTAAGATGTGGGAGCTGCGGCGCGTCAACGCCCAGCTCCTGACCACTGCCTTACCAGTGATGTGCGAATCTTACGGCGCTGAACGCTGGGCGCCTGTCGTCGGCTTTGAAGGGCTCTACGAAGTCTCAGATCAAGGCCGCGTGAGAAGCCTCGATCGTGTCGTGCCACTTCAAGGGCACCCAACTCTGAAGCAGCGCACCATGCGCGGCCGCGTGCTGTTTCAGAAAACCAACAGGCCAGCAGCAGGCGCCTACAAGCGAAAACAGGTCGCTCTATGGAAGGAAAACCGAGAGCACACCATGAACGTTGCAAGGTTGGTGGCAGAGGCGTTTCTGCCCAACCCCGACAACGCTCCTTTAGTGCTCCACCTTGACGACGATGCCACCAACAACCGCATCAGCAACTTGGCATGGGGCGATCAAGTCGAGAACGTTCGGCAGGCAGTGGAGCGCAACCGTTTTCCTTCAGGCTCTGATCACCACAACTACCGCCATGGCAGGTACAGCCAGCAAGGGCTAGCCTGAGCGCGGAGAGACTCCTTGTGAGGGCGCGTGCCCCGGCCTAGCCAGCCGGGGCTTTTATTTGCGCCGCCACCAGCGCAGCAGCAGCCGCGGCCGATTCCTCGATCAGGTGCGCGTAGCGCTGCGTCGTCTGCGGGCTGGCATGGCCGAGCAAGCCACCGACCACCGGCAGCGACAGCTTGGCCTGGCTGATCGCGTAGCTCGCGAAGCTGTGCCGCAGGTCATGCACCCGCAGGTTCTCGATCTTGGCCTGCTCCAGCAGGTCTGCCCACATTCTCCAGTAGCCGATCAGGTGGCCATCGCCATCGCCAGCGATGATCCACTCGCTGTTCGATCGGCGGCGCAGCTCGGCCAGCACGTCGAGCGCAGCAGGTGGCAGCTGTACGCGGCGATCAGTGCCATCGGCGCCGGTCTTGTGGCACTCGGCCGGCACCACCAGCACGCTGCCCTGCACCCAGCTCCAGCGCGCATCCTTGATCTCAGAGATGCGGCAGCCGGTGAGCAGCAGCAGGTGGATGAGCTGCGCGAACCGCCACCGCACGCCGGTGATGCCATAGGTGTCGAGCGCAGCCAGCAGCCGATCGAGCTCCTCGCGGGTGAGGTAGCGGCGGCGCTTGCGTTCGCGGTTGCCGGTGGTGACCTTGTGGCAGGGGTTGCTGCCCTGCGGGCGGATGCCCCACAGCTCCGCGAGGTTGAACGCCTTGCGCAGCACCGCCAGCGATCGGTTGGCCTGAATGCGCGGTAGCTGGGGCAGGAGCTCGAGCACGTCGGCGCTGGTGATCGTTGCAGCCTTGCTGGTGCCGAGCCGCGGCAAGATGTGGCGCTTCCACAGCACGCGGTAGCCGGTGGCTGTGGATGGCCGCAGCTTCGGATAGTGCTCGGCATCGAGCCGCTCAAACAGCTGCTGCATGGTCGGGCTGCGCCTGAGCTGCTGGCGTGCAGTGGTGGGCGCCTGGCCGCGGGCGACATCGCCGAGCAGCTTGAGCGCCTCCTCGCGGGCGGTGGTGAGGTTGATCACGCCAGCCCGGCCGATCTTGTGCGTCTGCTGTTTGCCGCTCGGTTCGCGATAGCGCAGGTAGTAGGTACTGACCCCTGATGGCAGCACCATCAGCCCTAGGCCGGGCACCTTCCGATCGGCCTTCCACTCCTTCTCCATGCCCCACTCCATTCGCGCACTATTCGCGCAGATTTGCGCGAACGGGGCAGATCTTGCGCGAACGGGCGTGAACCCGTCAAGGCGGAAAGCGATGCTGAATCAGAGGTTTAGTGAACGCGCGTGAACCGCCGTGAACCCTCTGGGGACCACTGAAAATCGCAGTGTCGGTGGTTCGATTCCGCCCCTGGGCACCAAAATCTCCAAGCAAATCAAAGACTTACCGGCAGGCTCGATCGGCCGCTCGAGGCGCCGCCGAGCCCGTTCGCGCACTATTCGCGCAGCGGATGCGCCAGCGTTGCCATGCGCAGCCGGTGGATCCTGATCGGCGCTTCGGCAGGGTCATCAAGCGGGATCATCGTGTAGTCGTCGCACCCGTGGCGCTCTGCCCAGTGCTGCGCGCCTTGGTGGGTGGTGAACGGCCCGACGTGCCACGGGCCGATGCGGAGGATGTATTGCATGGGTGGAGAGTAGGAGGGCCGCCGGAGCGGCCTGGTCAGGGCTCAGCGCCCTAGGCAGCGGCTGGCGTGCTGCTCGGAGACCCAACCGCCTTCTTCGCCAGGGAAGGGGAGCGCTGCGGTCGGCAGCTGGCGCACCCACACCATGCCGGGCTGGGGATCGCGGTGGCCTTCTACCACCTCGGCAAACATCACCGCACCGGGGAACCAGTCGGCCATGTGGGGCATGTCCACCCAGACCTTCTGGCCAACGGTGAGGGTCTCGCCCATCTGATCGAGAGTCTGAAGCATGGCGTCCTCCGCCTGAACTGAAGTAACTATACACCACAGACCGCGCACCTCGCCCTGCTGTCACAATCGTTCACACTGCCCGATCCTGTTTGCACCGCTACCGTTGGCCCAGCGGCGGCCAGCCCATGCGGGCGTTCTACCTAGAGATCTCCGCCAAGCTCATCATCCGGTCAGACACCGATCCCGACGACCTCGCGGCCGACATTTACAGCCAGCTGGCCGAGTTCCTCCCGCCTGACGAGGACATCATCGAGATCGATGTGACGACAGTTCCCCTGCCGCCGGACCTTGGATCGACATCACATTGATGAGACCCGTCTGGTCACCCGCCGCTCCGCGCGCGATCAGATCCACCTCGCATGGAACTACCGCTGCGCCTACTGCGGCGATCCGCTTGGCCGCAGCCCGACGCTCGATCATGTGGTGCCCAAGGTGCATGGCGGCCTCACCGTGCGCGAGAACCTGATCAGCTGCTGCCTGATGTGCAACAGCCAGAAGGGCCACAAGGAGTGGGTCAGCTGGTACCGCGCCCAGCACTTCTGGACACCACTGGGCGAGTGGGCGATCGCGCGGTGGGTTGCGGGAGAGGGTAACGTTGGCGCCTAGACCTTCTTCTGGAGAGTCTGGGCGTTCCCGTAGAGGCCGGCTGCGGGCACCAGGTGGACACCGCGTGAGGACCCACCACCGGCCGCACCTATCCTGAGGCGTTCCCGCTCTGCGTTCGCATCGGGCTTGCAGCCGGCCTACGGCAGGATCCGGCTGCACACCCACAGCGCAATCAGGCACGTCGCCCAGTACTCGAGCACCAGCACCAGCACGTCGCGCAGCATCAGCGTGCCAGCAGGTGGTCTAGGTAGAGCTCGGCCTGCCACAGGTCGCTTGAGTAGCGGCAGATCCCACCGACGCAGCTGCGGTAGTAGAGCTCCCCTCCGCCGTCAGGCTCCAGCGTCTCGATCGATCCGCCACCTCTATCGGTGCGGCTGATCACCTTCGGCTGGCTCATAGATCTCGCACCTGGCCGCGTAGCGACCACCGCTCTGCTTCGATTCTGGCAACGACAGTTCGCAGCGGTTGCGGTGCGTGCACCAATGCAGACAGTCCCAACACATGCGCTGGCCGCCTTCGGGGCGCAGCTTCACCAGCGCTGCCTCATAGATCTTCTGCGCCCGCTGGAATGCCTCCTGCAGGTGCATGGTGCCGGTGTCAGCCTCCAGCTGGTGCTCGGGCTTCGGTCCAAGAATGACCCGTGCGTGCCAGTTGCGATCGGAGCGGCTGCACACCAGCAGCAGGCGGCCGGCGTGCAGTCTGATCATTCTTCCTCGCCGTATGCCGGCTGATGGAAGATCCGCTCGAGCTGCATCGATGGCGGCTCGGTGTCGTTGTTGGTGACATAGGCAGCCACCGGATCGCTCGGATCCGCAGCGGTAAACACGGTCGGCCAGAGCCGCTCCTTCACCACCACCAGACTGGTGCGCGGGCTGCGCACCAAAACCCACAGCGCTGCGCGCTCCAGCAGGTTCAAACCGGGCAGGTGCATCATCCCTCCAGTTTGCCGAGCAGTCGCCGCAGATACCACTGCGCCTTGGCCAGCGATACCGCCTCACCCTTGTGGCGCTCGCGCCAGGTGTACTTGATCACGTTGCCCTTGCAGTAGCCGCGAAACTCCTCCGGTGTCAGGGCAGCCTCAATCGCATCGATGCACTCGATGCCACCCTGTCGGTAGTGGTCTGGGTTGATCTGGTCAGTCACTGGAGCCACCCCCATGCGATGCCCTTGCAGATGCGCCATGCGTGCTTCTTGTCGATCTCATACCGATCGGCCAGCTGTTGGTAGCTGAGCCCGGCAGCGCGAAGCTGGCGCAGCTCGCGCACCAGCTCCTCGCTCAGGATGACGGCGAAGTTCTCTTCACCGCGCTTGAACGGCCGGCTCATCGCCACTTATCCCCCAGCAGCTGCTGGCGGCAGACCTCGATCGCCTGCTGCGCCTGCTTCTGCGTCATCACCGACTCGGTGGCATCCATGGCGCGCACCACGCGGGCCAGCAGCTCGGGGTATGACGTGTCGCGGAAGTTGGCCGCTAGGTCGCGGCAGAACTCCTCCCACAGCCCGGTGTAGGTGCTGCAGGTGCGGCCGCTGCGTTCGTAGAGCGCGTCCATCATGTCGGCGCGCATCTGGTCGAGTTTGACTGCTTCGCTCATGGCTCGAGGAGTTGACGGATGTGGAGCAGCTCGGCGCAGAGCTGCTGGCGGTTGCGGAGCCCAACGGTGCCGCACAGCTGGTCGATGCGGATGTCGATCAGCTGGCGGATCCGCTGGCGCTCCTCAGTCTGACCAGCCGTGAACGCACTGGTGTCGCTCAGCAGCTGCTCGATGCGGTGGCGAATGTCGCTCATGGATGCGAGATACGGACGGTGGCAATGCCATCGAGCGGCACACCAAGGCGGTGGGCAGCACCGGCGCTGAGATCGATCGAGCCGCAGTCGCACCGATCGGTGACGCGCACCGTGAGCGTGCGGCCGCGGTGGCTGACGCGCACCGGTGTGCCGCATGGCAGCCATGGATGCGCGGCGCTGATGCCCCAGTGCTGGTAGGTGCCGCCGCACGCCATCGCACGGCCGTGATACCAGCCGTCGTAGACGGTGGCAGTCACCTGCCGGGCGTGCACCGGGCTGGCCAGCAGCAGTGCTGCAGCGGTCAAGGCAGCGCGGATCATGCCACCTCCACCGCAGCGCCCGGCCAGCGTGCCTGCGCGTAGCGGATGGCGTGCTTCTTCGATTCGGCCCGCGTGATCCACGTCATCGGCCGCGCACCCTGCGGGTACACCAGCAGCCGGAACTCCTTGGTGCGTGCCTTGGGCCGCGGCCGGCTGATGCCGTCACCGTGCTGGCTGGTGGGCTCCTCATCTCTCCATGCGAACGGCAGCATGGCGCCGGTGATCTCAGGCATCGGTCTCTGGTGCAGGTGTGATCCACTCGATCTGCGACCACCACTCGATCCACGTGTCGGCGGCGATCAGCTTGGCCTCGGTGAGGCTGGAGGCCGTGACGCACTCCAGCACGTTGGCGGCCTTGATCTGGAAGTAGAAGCGCTGGGTGTCAGTCATGCCGCACCACCTGCTGCGTGCCGCTGTGGGTGGGTGCGTGATGCGCGCCGGATTCGATGCCGATCATGGCGAACACGCTCGCGGCGATCAGACAGCAGATGGCGTTGTTGATGTGGTTGATCATGCGGCAAGCGCCCTGCGGACGCGGTAGCGGGTGACGTTGAGGCGGTCGGCGATCTGACGCTGGCTCAGACCGGTGCTGTGCAGAACGCGGATGCGGCGATCGTCGCTGGCGGTCAGCCAGTCGATCACGGCGACCACCAGCAGCAGCGGCAGGAGCAGCTTCCAGATCACCAGGAGAGTGGCGGTGAGCATGGCGCGGTGTGGGTAGGTGTGCCGGGCCAACCGGCGGTGCAGCCTTACTTAGGGCGTGTTGGGCTCGTGGTGACGCGTCGTGTACCCGGTTCCGCGGGGGAGGTTGTTTTGCGAGGGATCCCCGTCCCTCGTGTCACCACTATACACCGCAGACCGTGCACGCCGCACCGCCGCTGTCACAATCCGTTACGTCGCCAGCGGTCGCCTTCCTCCACCGCCTCCACCCGCAGCTTGGTGTGCCCGGTGCTCAGCTCGAGCGGCACGCGCAGCACCGGCTTGTGCAGGTGCGCCACGCTCCAGCCCACCGCGTAGTCCGGCACCGCCATCTCCACCGTGAACCACTTGTGGCCGCACTCAGCGCACAGGCGCCGGCGCACCACCTGATCAGCCAGCCGATTGTTCGTGATCGGCACACGCAGCGTTGTGCTCGAGCACTTAGGGCATTCCATGGGCAACATGGGGCAACACGCCCCAGACAGATGAACTTCGGTGAGTGGATGGTGGCTGCAATACCACCGGAGAAACAGTTCGAGATCGAGAAGCAATGCCGCCAGCTGGAGCAGCACCCGCAGGCCGGCCCGCTCGCGGCAAAGCTTCTCAAGCAGTGCTACCACCAGCAGGAGATGCTCCAGGCCGCGGTGCACGAGATCGCGCGCCTGGAGCTCGAGCTGATGCAGACCTAGAAGAGATCGGCCTCCACGATCTCGGTCACCACGCCGTCAGTAGCGGCCGCCAAGCTCTGGGCAGCAGCCTGCGCAGTCACAGGCGGCACCCAGTCGCGTGGCGGCTGCGCCACAGCGCTCACATACGCCAGCCCTTTCTGGCTGGTCTTCTTCCAGCCGCTGATCGGCACCTGCACGCTGCCGTACTGATCCGGCGTCTGGCTCATCACGAACGCGCAGAAGGCGTCGAGCTCCTCGACCTTCACGTTCAGCATTCCGCTGAAGTCCACCTTGCTCTCGGGCTTGGTGGACTTGAAGATCGACAGGTTCAGCTTGAAGGTCATGGTCTCGGTTGAGTAGGTGGGTGGTTGGGCATCCCGCGCAGGTTTCGAGCCTCGTAGGCCTCCACCTCAGCGACGGGATACAGGACACGGCCTCCGATCTTCACGAACCTCGGGCCGCGGTTCTGGCTGCGCCAGTTGTCGAGCGTGCTCAGCGTGACGACACCGCGCCACCTGGCTGCCAGCTCACGGGGCTGCAGGTAGCCCGGTTGATCAGAAGATTTCGTCATCGGGCACCTCCTTGGTGATCACCACTGGCGCAGGCTCGCGCAGCTTCGCGTTCAGATCTTCCAGCCGCGCCTTCGCTGGTGCAGGCTCGGCCTCGCTCACGCGCACCGGCTCCACGTCCACCACCTCCTCCTCGGTGTGGATGCCGACCAGCAGCTCAGGGATGAACAGCCGACCCCAGAACGCAGCGGCGCGATACCGGATCATCAGCTCGGGCATGGTCTGCCACTTGCTGCCGGCCTTCGTCGCCCAGCCTTCCTTCTTGGCCATCGCCATCGTCACAGTCGGGCCTTTCAGCTCCGCACCGCTCGCCAGCTCGGTCGCCGTGCAGAAGCAGGCCATCGCGTCACCGGTGCCGGTGACTTCGTACTTCAGCGGGCTGAAGCGGCCGCAGCCGTTGATCAGGCCGATGATGAACTGACTGCTCCAGCTCGGGCGGCCGTGGATGATGTGCAGGTTCTGCATCACCTGGAACGGGCTCATCCGCATCCGGCCGGCGATCTCAAGCGCCACCAAGCAGTTCGCAAACCCCTGCTGCCCTTGGAACTGCGGCGGGATCAGCGTGCTGCTGGCCAGCGCTTTCGCGATGCGCTGTGCATCCTCGAAGGCCTGAATGCCGGAGAACACGCTGCCTCCAGTCGTGGTCAATGCTGTGGACTCGCTCATGGTTGGACTCTGAGGGTGAGATAGAAGAACAGGCAGCCGGCTACCGCCGGCCAGAACTCGATCGGCCACAGCTCGCTCACGAACCATGCGCCACCCAGCGCAGCCGCTGGTGCCCTGATGGCTGAGTAGGGCAGCCGCATCAGTAGAGCTCGATCTCGGGTGCAGCAGCCGGCAGCGATCCATCCGGCCGCGGCCGCATCCATCCCGGCAGGCTGATGATCTCGATCTGCTCGCTGTAGCTCGGCCATGCGTTCGCCTGCTTGCAGGTGGCCAGCACGTCGAGATCACGCGCTGCTGCTTCTGCACCGGCCGCGATCATCTCGGCATCGGCCGCGTAGACCGCCACCGCGTGCGGTGCCTTCTTCTTCTCGACGCACACGAAGATGAACTGCTCGGGCCGGGTGCCGGTGGCCTGCTCCAGCCCGTGCAGATACCAAGCGGCCTGCACGTGGTAGCGCCAGCTGCTGATCGACTTCCTGAACCCGGCCGGGCTTGCATCTTCGGTGGTCTTCACGTCCACCACGATCGAGCCATCAGCCGTCAGCCAATCGGGCCGGCACTTGCACTCGAGCCCGGTGGCCTCATCCGTCCACAGGTGGGTGCTCTCCGCGATCCCCTCCATGCCCAGCAGCAGCGCAGCAGCCGGGTGCCGGTACACCGCACGGCTCATCGCCTGCACCAGCTCGCAATCGGCGCGGCTGATCACCGCACGGCCTTCGGCCTCCGCCTCGAATGCAGCCCACATCTCCTTGCCGGCCTTGGTGCGGCGATCCACGCCATCGGGCGCCGTGATGTAGCGCTCATCCCATGCCTCGAGCTCAAGCACGTGGGTGTGGAGCGCTGTGCCAAGCAGCATCGCGGGCGTTGGCTCGGGCTCCACGCGGTTCGGATCCACGTAGCGCGCCCAGTAGTGCAGCGGGCTGCGCGCCACCAGGTCGAGGTGGCTCTTACTCACCGCGTGATGGCGGTGGTAGGCGGCGTTCTCCATAGGCAGGCCGTATCGGAAGCTCACGCAACTTACCACCTGTTCTCCGCTTGTCATGGTGCCTCCCAGATGTTCTAAGTATTTCCCTTCCTGCCGGCTAGCATCCGGCCGCTGACCTTGGTATTCCTTCCCGCAGTCCAAGGTCAAGTCCCATGAGTCTCACGCTCCGCGACTACCAAGCACGCGCAATACACGACCTACGCTGCGCCTACCGCCAAGGCGCGCGCGCTCCACTGCTGGTCTGCCCGACCGGCGCTGGCAAGACTGTGATGTTCTCAGCGATCACCGCTGGCGCCGTAGATCGTGGCCGCCGCGTGCTGATCCTCGTTCACCGGCGCGAGCTCATCCGGCAGGCCAGCGCGAAGCTCAGCCTGGCCGATGTTCCGCACGGGATCATCGCTGCTGGGTTCCCGGCTTCAGACGAGCCAGTACAAGTCGCCTCCGTGCAATCGCTCGCACGGCGCCTCGAGCGCCAGCACTGGCAGCCCGATCTGATCGTCATTGATGAAGCGCACCACGCAGTCGCCGGCACCTGGGCCTCAGTGCTCAGCCACTGGCCGCACGCCTTCCGGCTTGGCGTCACAGCGACCCCCATCAGGCAGGACGGCCGCGGCCTCGGTGCGGTGTTTGATCATCTGGTAAAAGGACCGTCCGTTGCAACCCTTACATCACAAGGGCACTTATCACCGGCTCGGCTATATGCGCCACCAATAGCTGCAGATCTATCAGGTCTGCAAATCCGTGGTGGAGATTATAAGCAAGAACAGCTCGATGAGCGCCTGAACCGTCCCACCGTGACCGGCGATGCGATCGCCCACTACCGACGATTCTGCAACCACAAGCGTGCCATCGCCTTCTGCTGTTCTGCCAATCACGCCCACGCCGTCGCCGCGGCCTTCAACCGGGATGGAGTCCCGGCTGCCGTGATGCTCGGTGGAACACCCACCGCCGAGCGTGACGACATGGTGCGTCAGTTTGCCGCGGGAACCATCCAGCTGCTGGTCACCGTGGATGTGGTCTCGGAAGGCTTCGACTGCCCAGATGCCGAAGCCGCGATCCTGCTGCGCCCCACCGCCAGCCTTGGGCTCTACCTACAGCAGGTGGGCCGCGTGCTGCGCCCTGCACCCGGCAAGCCGCACGCCGTGATCCTCGATCACGTCGGTAACGTCCACCGCCATGGCTTCCCCGACGACATTCACGATTGGTCGCTCGATGATCGGCTGAAGCGCAGCCGCTCAGCCGGCCCAGCAGCGCCATCGGTGCGCACCTGTGAGCAGTGCTTCGCCGCGTTCTCCCCGCAGCCGCAGTGCCCGGTCTGCGGTGCGGCCTGTGCGCCAGCACCAGCGCGGCAGGTCAAGCAGGTGGCCGGTGAGCTGCAGGAGCTGAAGCGCGAAGCTGTCCGGCAACGTGTGGCTGAGCGCAAGCGGGCGCGCAGCCTGCAGGACCTCATCCACATCGGCCAGGCACGCGGCATGAAGAACCCGGTGGGCTGGGCGAAGCACGTCTACTTTGCGCGGCAGCAGCGCGCATGATCGTGGCGAACGCCGAAACCGACCTCCAGCAGCGCATCCGCCTCGCGCTCGGCACGCACCCTGAGCTCCGCATCTTCCGCAATCAGGTCGGCAGCCTCCCCGACCCCCGCACCGGCCGCTTGGTGCAGTTCGGCCTCGCACGCGGCTCAGCAGACCTCATCGGCTGGCGCACGCTGGTGATCACGCCCGAGATGGTCGGACAGCGCATCGCCGTCTTCACCTCCCTCGAGATCAAGACACCAACCGGGCGACTCACACCCGCGCAGCGGCACTGGCAGCAGGCCGTGCTCCAGGCCGGTGGCATCGCTGGGGTGGCGCGGTCGGTGGGTGATGCGTTGCGGATCATCGAAACCCCGCTAGGCTTTCCCCAGCGAAACCCCAGCGCTATCCCATGAAGACCCCAGCGCCACGGCGCACCATCACCCTCGATCTCACGCCCGATCAGATCGCCTGGCTCGACCAGCAGGCCGCAGGGCTGATGTCACGCTCTGCCTTCGTCCGTCAGCTCATCGCCGCTGCCATGCAGCAGAAGGCGCAGTGATGAGCCGCCCCAATCGCATCGCCGAGCGCTTCCTCGCTGAGCTCGATGCCTGGCTCACGCCAGACCTGCTTTATCACTGCTTCACCGGCGAGAACGATCCCGATGAGCTCGAGCGCATCGCGAAGCTCGATCACGTGCTCCGCTCCTCGCTGCTGGAGAAGGTCGAGCGCCTATGGCCAGCACGCCTAGAGCAGATCGCCGCAGCAAGGAAGCGACAGAAACAGCAAGACAAGGCCGACGTTCAGCAGTTCGTTCTCAAGTTCTCCCATGACAAAGATCACTGATCTCGCTCAAGGTCACTGGCCATCGATTCTCGGCGCCTTGGCCGGCCTCAGCTCTGAGCAGCTCACCGACAAGCATCAGCCCTGTCCCCTTTGCGGCGGGAAGGACCGCTACCGCTTCGATGATCAGGACGGCTCCGGCTCGTGGTTCTGCAATCAGTGCGGCGGACCCGCTCAATCCGGTGGTGCCGGCAACGGCATGGAGCTGCTGCTGCGGCGCACCGGCTGGACGTTCAAGGAAGCCGCACAGCGCGTCGAGCAGCATCTCGGCATCACGCCGCAGCGCCCAGAACCTCCCACTAAGGGAGCCGAGCACGTCTGGAACTACAGCTCAGACTTCATCGTCTGCCGCTTCCCCGGCAAGAAGATCCGCCCGCTCTGGTGGTCCGGCAGCCGCTGGGAGTGGAAAGCTCCACCAGCACCACGCCCGCTGCTCAATCTCAGCCAGATCCGCTCACGCACTGGCACCGTGCTGATCGTGGAGGGTGAGAAGGCTGCCGATGCTGCAGCCAAGCTCTACCCCAAAGCCGTGGTCACCACGTGGCCATCAGGTTGCAAAGCGATCGACAAGGCCGACTGGTCGCCGCTGCAGGGCCGCCGCGTGATCCTATGGCCTGACGCTGATCAGCCCGGCTACCAAGCCATGGATCGCCTCGCGCAGCTGCTGCTCCGTCTGCCCGTCGATCGGGTGCAGATGGTCACACCACCATCAGGTGCCCCAGAAGGCTGGGATCTCGCCGATGCCACGTGGACAGAAGCCGAAGCGCTCGATCACCTGAAGGCCAACCTCTCCGAGCCGCTCGAGCTGGACGACACCACACCAGAACAGCCTGAGCTGGAGGCCGCAGTTCCCGAGCCCGAGCCCGACATCCCTGAGCTCGATCCCGGCGCCCACTTCACCCCGCTCGGTTTCGACGGTGACGCCTATTACTACCAGCCCCACAGCACCGGGCAGGTCATGCGCCTCTCCCGCTCCGCTCACACCTCCACCAACCTGGTCGCCCTGGCGCCGCTCGAATACTGGCAGCAGCTCGCACCAGGCAACCGCAGCCCAGTGGACTGGACGCAGGCGGCCTCGACCCTGTTCGCGATCTGCGCTGATCTCGGCGTCTACAACCCCGACGTGATCCGCGGCCGCGGCGCATGGTGGGACAGCGCTCGCCCGGTCCTGCACCTCGGTGATCGGATCATCGCTGACGGCAAAGCGCATCCGGCGCTCAAGCCTTTCGACAGCCGCTACCTCTACCAGCGCATGTCACCGCTGAAGGGGCCGGGTGATGCCAAGCCGCTCACCGACACCGAAGCGATCGTGATCTGCGAGCTGGCGGAGCGCTTCCACTGGGAGGTGCCAGCCTCTGGCTTGCTGCTCGCCGGCTGGGTCACCCTTGCGCCGATCTGCGGTGCGCTCCAGTGGCGCCCGCACGCTTGGCTGACCGCAGCAGCCGGCTCCGGTAAATCCGCGATCCTCGATCGATATGTCGCACCCTTGCTTGCCGACATGGGGCTGATCGTGGCCGGCAACACCACAGAAGCCGGCCTGCGTCAGACCCTGCGCTCAGATGCTCTGCCCGTCGTTTTCGATGAGGCCGAGAGCAACGAGAAGGCCGATCAAGTGCGGATGCAGAACATCCTCGCCCTGGCTCGTGTTGCGTCCAGTGAGTCTCACGCCACCTTGCTCAAGGGCTCGCCCGGTGGTGACGTGACCCGCTTCAACATCCGATCCATGTTCCTGATGAGCTCGATCGCCACCGCGCTCAAGCAAGGCGCCGATCGCAGCCGCTTCGCTCAGCTCACCCTCCGATCACCCACAGAGCTGCCCAAGGAGGAGCGCCTCAAGCACTGGGAAGCGCTCGATCGTGATCTCGATCGCCACATCACTCCAGAGATCGCACTGCGCCTCATTGCGCGCACCGTTTCGCTGATCCCTGTCATCCGCCAATCGGTGCGCGTCTTCTCTCGCGCAGCAGCTGAACGGTTCGATTCCCAGCGCCTTGGCGACCAGTACGGCACCCTGCTGGCCGGTGCATGGTCGCTGATGTCGAGTCAGGTGCCCACCGATCAAGAGGCGCGCACGCTCATCGATCAGAACGATTGGGAGCCCTACAGCCAGTCCACTGAAGTGCCAGATGAGCGCCGCTGCATCCAGCGCATCCTGCAGCACCAGGTGCGTGTCGAGACCGATGACAAGACCTACACCCGCACCCTTGGCGAGCTGGTCGAGCTGGCCGCACACCAAGCCACTGATATGGACATCTCCGCCAGCAAGGCGCAGAGCACCCTCGGACGGCACGGTCTGCGCGTCGATCAGGAGGCTGGCCTGCTCCAGATCAGTAACACCGCTGAGGCGCTCGCAGCGATCCTGAAGGACACCTCGTGGTCGCACAGCTGGGCCACCGTGCTCAGTCGGTTACCGGGTGCGACCAAGGCCGGAGCAGTCCGTTTCAAGGGTGCAGGTGCAGTTTCGAGGGCTGTGGCGTTACAGATTCAGGGCCTGTAACGGGCCGCGTTACAGCTGAAAGCCGTTGCGGCGCAAGGTGTTTGGGCGATCTGTAACGGTGTAACGGTTTTCGGCCGGAATACTCTCTCTCTCTCTTACACACACACACACTCTCTCTCCTCTCTCCTCTCTCTCTTATATATATAAATATCTTTTTAGAAAGAGACGTTACAACGTAACAAGGGGCTCCAACCCGCTCTGCCGCAATGGGTTTCGGGTGTAACGCCTACCGTTACACCACCGTTACAGCTGCAACGGCCTGCAGCTCACGGGATTGCCCCCGATCTGCATCGCCTGGCCAAGGCGCCCCGCCTACCCTTGGGGCATGGCCACCGTCCGCATCGATCTGCAGAGCGACCTCAAGCGGCTCGACAGCCGCGTGCAGCTGCTCACCGATCAGAACCTGCGCTTCATGGCCGCCAAGGCGCTCACAGGCGCCGCTCAGGCCGCACAGGCCGAGCTGAAGCAGGCCACCTCTCGCTACATCGATCGACCCACCCGGTGGACGATCAACGGCACTTACGTGCGCTTCGCCAAGGCGCAAGACCTCACCGCTGAGGTGGGCTTCAGGCAAGACGCACAAGGCCGCGGTAATGCGGCAGGCCGCTACCTGCAGCCCATCGTCAAGGGCACCACGCCGAAGCTCAAGGGCGCCGACCTCTCGGCCACCAAGATCGCAGGGCAACCCGCAGGCGCTGTGCTGGTGCCGGCCAAGGGCAGCCCACTGCGCAAGACCGAGAGCGGCAACTACACCATCAGCGCCTACGCCAAGGTGTTGGGCTCAGCCCGGCAAGGTGGGCAGGGCAGGCCCTACTTCGTGGCACCCGTCAAGCAGGGCAGCAGCACGCAGGCGATCTTCACCCGAGCAGGCCGTGGAGGGCAGCAGCTGCGGCGGGTGTTCACCATCGACCCCAACCCCAAGACCAGGCGCCCGCAGTTCCCGGTGCAGCCGATCCTGCGGCAGGCCTTCGAGCGGGCATGGCCGGGGCAGCTCAAGGCCGCCTATCAGGCCGAGCTGGTGCGCAGGCTCGGCAAGGCCTGAGAACCCTTGGTATGACTGGATTCTCAATAGCGAGGCCTGTTGACATCACGGCATCGTTGTACCCGCGCAGGGGTCAATCGCTGAGATCCCTTGCGCCGCAAGGGGTTTGAGGCAAGGGGCACGGGTCCTCCCCCTCCAAACGATCGAGGGTATTTCGCAGC